TGACTCTTTAATAAGGCCATGAACCTTATTAAGCATAGTCTTTGTTTTGCTCTTATCCATTGAAGAAACATCGAAATTTAATTCGAAATTTTCTTTTAATGCTTTAGTAGCATAATTTTGTTTGTCTAAATCGTTGAGTCTCATATGGCTATTCTTCCGTTTTGATTATGTATTTATCTCAGTCTATTAAAAATAGGCTGTTTCTTCTGGCTGAAACGATGTGCCTGAAGCGTCTTAGATGTATTTATATATGAATTAATTTCGGTTAACATCAACTTTTTCTTAAGAGCATCCTCTTGAAGTTTAATGATATAAATCCATTTATTATCAGAATCGTTTGCTTTAGTAACCATACGCTTATGTATAGTAATGTCAAAGTCAATACTGGCAATTTTTAAATCTAATTCCTTGACCCGGTTGGCTTCTCGGTATTGTTTTACAATATCAAACGTACACCAAGTTACTGCATTTTTAACAGTTACAAAAAGATGTTCGTCCGCAAATGGTTTCATGGTTACTTTATAATAACCATCACTGGTAGACGTAATTACATATTTACCAAATAACTCATATACACCATTTTCCTGATAAACTATAACACTTTTTAGTTCATCAGTTAATTCACGCTTGACAAATTGTTCAAACTTAACAGCGGCTGATTTGTTCATAATACCTCAAAATGAATGTTTTTTAAGTCCGGAGTCGTGTCTAGGAAAACCGGAGTTTTTTGATATTGTGAGGGACAAACTATCATGGGTACACCCTCGCAATCTTTATATAATGCCCCTAATGGATTAAGAGCATTTTCGAATACACTTGTATGTTGTACTTCAAATTCAAACTTCCAACATGTGTGTGTTTTACCTTCTTCTTGATCGTAGAGAAATCCAAACTTGTCAAATTCGTTAAAATTAATTTGTACAACATATGGTGCTTTAATAAGTTCGGGCTGTGAACGTAATGAGATAACTTGTAATATTGTATCAAAATTGCATTGTGTGTTGCGTTTTTGTAGCCAACCCTCAACATCTAGACTTTCAGGTCTAGAGCGGTTCATTACTCCTGTCTGAGTAATGTCGAAAAGAGTATAACAACATAAACGATGCATGTACTTATTTAGAGCCAATAAAAAACCCGGAGAATTTAAATCCCCCGGGTCTTTGTAGATAACTTAACTAACTATTAGTTAGTGAAAGTTGCTGAGGCTGCTACAGTTACAGCGTTAGCCCAAGCGGGACCTGGATCTGCTTCAAGAGCAGTAACTAGAGCGGCTGTTGTCCATGCACCTGTTGGGTATACAGCGAATGCTAATGTGTCATTAGATGTATCTGTGTACTCATAGATGTAGATAGTTGCCAACTGCTGAATTGCTTGGATGCCTGCTGCCAACTGAGTAGTTGTCAACGCACCGTTTGCAGTTGCAGTGAAGAAGTCTAACTTTGGACCCTGAGGCTGAACTGTGGCTGCTGAAGTAGCAGTGTTAACACCAGTGTTTGTGTATGAAGGGCTGTCTAACCATGTAACTGGCTTAAGATCACCATTAACTCTTGTAAATTGTGCCATTTTCGTTTTCCTTTATGTGTAATGAGACTCAAGGTCTCTAAATGTATTTATGCCTCTGCGAAAAAAACTTGGTTTTGGCTTATCTTCCTGCAAGATTTTGGCGACTAAATCCCATGCGATCAACGAATTTTAGACCCTGTGCAACGAAACCTTCTTGAGTTTGTGTACCGTCTTGCAGATAGCCCTTTACAGGGCTTGTCTCTGCGGCTCTATCAAGTTGTTTTACCACGTCCATCTTAAGATTATAGATAGCGACCCAAATCTTGAACGCTCCTACTAAGCCCTCTTTGTTATTCTCAAGATGCTCTGCGATCTTGGCTCGCATCTTATCAGTCATAGGTCTTGTCTCCACGTATTCTAGGAAACCGTTTAGTAGATTTGATAGATCACCTGCTACAATACGCTTGTTAATGTAAGTAGTGAACAATTGATTAAAGGTGTTACGTGCTTGAGGTGCAGTATTCATTAGTTGATTTACTGCTGATCCATACTTGTTTAATGCTGACTCTGCATCATTCTTAAGTTTGGTGTTTAACTTTAACTTAGGTGTTACTGGCATTTTACTTGGAACAATAGCAACATTACTGTTATTGTCTAAGTTACCAATAGTTCCATTCAATGGAACTGCTTCATCAGTGCTGGCAGCATCAGGCTTAATAAACTGGTGTACTGCAATTGCGGCATCTTTTCCTGCTAACAACTTGCCTACACTGCTATCTGTGTCAACTGTGTATGTAATACCATTTGGATTTGCTCTAAACTTATAAAGACCGTTTTGATCATTTAATGGTCTACTGAATAGTAAATCACCCCAGTAATAGCCATTACCACCTCGGTCTGCTTTTTCTAGTCCGGGCCAAATTCTAGCAATCAAGTCATATAGATCGCCTCGATTTACCCCTCTAGCATTATCATATTGAACAAATTCTTCTGGGCTATAAACATTACGACCTGTGCCGTCTTTCTTGTTGAACATGTGCTTGTCCATGATACTGAATTTACCATCAGAACCACGACCAAAAATCAATGCAGGATAACCATCCCACTTGATAGTCACTGTGTCAGGAGAGTTAACAGTCTGTGAGATTGCATCGATTGCTCTACGAACACCTGCTTCATCGTCTAAGAATACTAAGTCTTCCGGGTGATCCAAATGGCCTTTAGCCTCAACCAATGTTACTTGATCGATGGATTCAAGTTTATTCTTAAGTAATGATAACGATTCTGCTAAGTTCATTTTGTTTTTCTAATTTTCTTTTTTGATTCTGCGACTAATCCTGCGCTAGCGCCGGGTTGTGCCGCTGGCTTATCTTGGAAACCCTGCGGCTTCATTTGAACTGCGGGAGGGCCTTCTTTTTTCTCAGGTGCAACTTGCAATGAACGTACTAGTTCATTGTATACCTTAGCGTCAACTTGTGACAATTTAGTTAAGTCTTGCTTAATCTGAGCGGCCATTTGTTGACTGTTCAACTGACTCGCAGGTTGTGACTGTGCGGCTGCTTGACCTTGTGCAGGTGTAGAAGCCTGCGCTTGACCCTGTGCTGGCTGACCCTGAGCAGGTTGCTTTGCGGCATTGTTTGCTTGATCAATCTTGGTCTTTTCATCGGCTGCTCCAGGAGCGGCACCTTTAGATATAGAAAATGACATTTGTGCTAATTGCTCAAGTGCCTTCTTACCCTTGTCTTGGCCATATGTTGCTTCTACTTGACTAATCAACTTGTCAACATCTGCTTGATTTGGGCCATAGTTGACGCCCTTCATATATCCAGCATACCAATTCTTTAGATAATCACCGATACTTTGTGCTTCATTTAAGATGTTTTCAAATAGGTTGTTTAATTTATAATACTTTGTTTCAGCAATGATATAATGCTTTGATGTTGATTCTTTAAGGACTGTAAGTCCTAGATCACCCCAAGATAAATTCACCGCTTCCAATAACTTATTAATATAGAATACTTTCCATGCTTCAGCCATTGTTTGGCCGGCCTTGATCTTACCAAGAGCCGCATTAGCAAAGTTTGGATCTACAGCACCCTTTTTAATAACTTGCTGTACTGTAGCAACTGCATTATCCCATTCAGGATAGCCCTTGCGATCAGCCATGTAGTTTACTAATTCTTTAGTAAGTGCAATCTTTTGATTTTTGTCTTGTGTGGCATTCAATGTCTTTGCGGCGCTCTGAATATATTGATTCATATTCTGAGTTGTCTGCTTTTGTTGATTAAACTTACCTACTGCAGGAGCAGTGCTAGTTTTTTGTGCCGGGGCCTGTCCTTGAGCGGTCGGGGCAGTTGGGGCAGTTGGTGCCGCTCCGGGCTGTCCGGAGGCGGGCTGTACTGCTTTAGGATTAACTGGTTTAGCAGTTGCTTTAGTCTTTAAGTTAGGATCAATTAATCCACTTTTGACACCTGATGTTAGGCCTGCAATAGCATCATCAACGAAATCTTTAAGAAAGATATCCATAGCCATTTGAGACTGTACTGACTTCCCGTCAGTTTGCCCAAACATCTTTTTAGCGGCCGCTGAGCCGTAATCACCTAGTAAACTACTAAGACGAAATTCATCTAGTTTTTGTTCGCTTTGTTTAAAATCATTCAGTTTCATTTTTCTTCCTCAAAGACTTTGAAAATCTTGCTTGGTCCTTACTCTTAATTGCGCTAAGTAATTTCTTTTCAAGAAGTTCTGCCTTATCGGAAGAATAATGCTTTTGCATCAATTCAATAAGATTGATGGCACTGGAAATGATGTTGGACGCACGTGATTCAATGACATGATTGATATCGCGGGTAGCACCAATCGACTGCAATTCTTCTAGAAGGCTTTTTGTTTTCTTCTGCATAAGTAAAGATCCTATTCTGTATTTAGTCTAAAATACTAAAATCATTTCTTAAGGGAATTCAATAAAGCCTTAAGTTTAGCGTCCCCTACGTTCGCTAAAACACGCTTTTCTTCGGGTTCAACGTCATTATGAACTTGTTCGTTTACCCCTCCCACAGTGCTAGTTGCACGTACTTTATTCAAAATATCAGTAGCACTAGGCTGTGGCAAACGTTGCGGTGCGCCCTCAGGGTTAGGGTCTGTAATACGCAACGTTTCTACGTTGAATTCTAGTTCAATCTTTTGGCCTACCCCTGAACTGCTACGTGTTTTCATTAACTGTAATTGATACTGGCCACGCTCACGCATGCTACGGCTAGTAAAAATGCCAAAAACGTTGTCCGCAGTATTAATCTTCGAAATACCACCCGAGATATGACTGTGATCAAATTCAATCTCTTCGACTGCTGATCTGTTAAGTTGCGATGCTGTGACGAATAAAACATTTAATTCTTTCGCTAGGTTGCGCAATTCTTCCGATACATATTTATCCTTAACGAACAAGTCTGATGGGCTGACTTTTGCGCTGACAGGCATGAGCAAGTCCAAATAGTCAACACATAAGAAATCAAGTCTCATGCCTGTCTGAATTTGAAGTTCTTTGCAATATGCCCGTAAGTCATTTACTGTACTCTGAGCAGGCATGTACTTAATGCGTAATCCACCTGCCTTCTTCTGTAACATCTTGACCTTCATTTCAACCTTATCGATATCCTTGAAGATTTCTCTACTGCTTGTGTCAGTCATCATGCTATCAATACGCATTGAACATAGACCTTCACTAAGTTCTAGTGTGACATATACACCGTTCAATCCTGCTTGTGCCCAATTGACTGCTAAATTTTGCATGAACAAACTCTTACCAGACCCTGAACCACCTGCAAAGATTTGTAGTTCGCCTCGATTGAAACCACCATATAGTTTCTGATCCATACTAGGCCAACCAGTACTGTTCTGTCCATTGTTAGACTTCAATGACATAAGCCTAGCCCTAGGATCAGCAAAGTAATCTGTACCCATGTCTTTCTGTAGACTGATTTGTACTGCATCCTTGATTAGTTTTTCAACAGGACCATACTCACCCTTTTCAAGCAAGTCTGCTGATTTCATGATAGCACGTTCTAGTTCTTGTCGCTTAGTGAACTTTTCAAATTCATCTAAGAACCATTCATAATGTCCATCATCTAGTTCGGGTATGGCATTTACTTCAACGCCAGTTGATGCCTTGATCTGCATTGGATCAGGCATGACGTTGTACTTTTTACTATGATCAATAATGAATTCGGCAACAGGACGTAACTTACGATCAAAGTTTTGCGCATTCATGATATTCATGATACGTGTATATAATTCTGCGTTTGTTACCATCATTTGCAAAAACAATGTTTGCATGTCTGAGTTATATTCTGTTGACAAGTTTCCTCCGTTGCATTTCTATCTTAATCTTACTGCTTGTTGCGTTCTGTAATATACTTAGTAGTGTAGGTAGTTTGCCATATTTTACTACAGCATCATTGGCATCTTTAACGTCAATATCCCAATTTGGAATACTTACTTGAAAGCCCAAATCAAGCGCCCTATCACAAATTGTAAGCCCTGTTTTATCTTGGTCAGGTACGACAATAATCTTTTTGTTTAATCCTTGAAGTATTTGTGCCTGCTCATCACTGATTGTGTCATGTGTCAATGCACAAGCATTAAGACTTAGTGCATCAAAAATACCCTCGACTACAATACACACATCCCATTCGTGAAGTTGAAAGTCATAGCCAAATATATAACCTTGCTGTTGCTCTTTAATAAACTTAGGCGTTCTGTTATCTAAGTATCTGCTAGTATGACCTACAATCTTA